GGTGATCCAGCGCCGGCCCCATTTCTCGGCGACATAGGCCGTGGTGCCAGAACCGCAGGTGGGGTCGAACACCAGGTCGCCGGGGTCGGTGGTCATCAATAAACAGCGCTCAATAACTTTGGTGGTTGTTTGAACGACATAAACCTTTTCAGCATTGAAACCGCCAGACTGTGTATCAAGCCAAACATTACCGAGAGCCTTCGCGGGATTGAAGTCCCAATACAGCTTGAAAGCAACATCGTTGCCAAGCTCGAACACATGCCCGGAACGCGCAACTCGTGGGAGGTCAGTTTCAGGGTCGACCGTCCAGTGACGATTTGCGTTACACAAGAAATTCTTGCCGTGGAATTGAAAAGGCCGTGGATTACCAGACGGTCCATCCGAGTTAAGTGGGCCATGACGGAAGATCCGACCAAACTCCAAAGTCTTAGAGGGTTCTTCAGCTTCCTCCTCAGACAAGAATCTCCAGCCGCCACCTTTCAATTGGAGGCGACGGTAGTACTTGTCGTTTGGTTCAGGAACATTGCTGTGATCGCGAATATCACGATATTTAATTGCAGATTTGTTTTTTGCATACCAGACAACGTAGTCTTCAATCAGCGACAATGTTTTCTTCGTAAATCCGCCGGTTTTCTGAATAACGATTTGACCAATAAAATTTTCAGGACCAAAAACCTCATCCATCAATTCGCGCACGTGATGCAGATTCTCATCCGAAATCTGCACGAACACACTGCCCGACTCGTGCAACAACTCCTTCGCCAGCAACAGCCGATCGCGCAGATACGTGAGGTAGGAGTGAATCCCCAGTTCCCAGGTGTCACGGAACGCCTTGATCATCTCGGGTTCCTGCGTCAGATCGGCGTCATTGCGGTCTTTGACGTCGCGTTTTCCCACAAAGGGCTGGAAGTTGGAGCCGTATTTGATGCCGTAGGGCGGGTCGATGTAGATCATCTGCACCCGTCCGCGTAGGCTCTCCTTTTGCAGCAGGCTGTTCATCACCAGCAGGCTGTCACCGGCAATCAGCCGATTGGCCCAGCCTTTTTCGTGGCGGTAGAAATCGATGGCGTCACGCAGGGGCAGGTTTTCGAACGGCGCGTCGAACAATCCGGGCTGAATGGCCTTTTCAGTGCCCTTGCTCTTGCCTTCGCCCTTCATCGCCTTGCGCACCGCCGACAGGATGCTGGCCGGGTCGATGCGTTCGTGCACGTGCAGGGACACGGTGTCGATCTCGAAACTGGTGCGCTCGGCCTTGCCGGCCCAGTTCAGATACGGCGCTTGCAGGCGTTTGAGTTCTTCGAGCGCTGCCTTCATCTGCTCGGCGTCGCCGGAGGCCAGCGCGTCGTCGATTAGGGTCTCGATATGGGCACGCTGAGGGTCGAATTGCAGCGCCGGGTCGAGGTGGGGGTCGTAGGCCCAAGTGGTCTTGGCATCAAACGGGTCGGTGGCCGGCGTCACCATGCCGACCTCGGGGTTGTTCACGCGTTTGTCGTTGTGGCGGTAGGAGAGGATTTGCGCGGCCTCGTCACCGGCACTGCGGGACCGCGCGTTGGCTGGCGCGCGGCTTGTGGTCGCCGCCTTGCGGGATTGAGCGGCTGCCGCCTCCGGCGCCTCGACCGGGCTCAGGTTAAAACCGTCGGGGTCGACAGCCAAGTCGTTTGTGCCCGTGGTTTCGTCGCCGCTGGCGTCTGCCGTCGCGGTCGCGCGCCGCACCGAGCCGCCGCGTCCTTGCCCTTTGATCAGCAGCCCCCGCGCAATCAGCATGGCGTGCGCCTGCCAATACTCGTCCTCGCGCAGCGCCAGACCTTCTGCGGCCAGCCGCGACTCGATCTCCCGTCGCAGTGCGGTGTTGCCGATGGATGTTCCATCCGCGGGCACCAGGGACAGCAGCAGCGCTGCCACGCGCTGAGATTTGTCGGCGGACTCGATATTCAAATCAGAGGATGCAGACAACGGGGGCCTCCTTGTTCGTTATTCAGTTTGGTGTGAGTCCAGCACGACGAGAAATTCGGTCGCCAGCGCGATGGGCTGCACATCGCGGGCGTTCTTCTTCAATTCCACCAGCCCATAGCCCGCCATCGTCCGCAGCGTGCGCGACAGGTTGGGCACCTTGCGCCCGGTCCATGCCGCGAGTTCGGTCAGCGACTTGGGCTGCCGCTCGTCGATGAGGCGCAGCAAGGCCCGGTTGTCGTCCGACAGCACCGCTGCGAGCGAGGCCATCGAACTGAACCAGACCGTGGGCACCTCGCCACCTGAACGGCTGGGCACAGGCTCATCAGATGGACGAATACCGACCACACAGCGCTTCATCGAGAGGCAGACTTTGGGCGTGAAACTTGAATTGTATCAGTGGATGATAATCGACGGAAGAGAGAGTGCAGGGGGCATGCTGCGCAACATCGGCACGCCTCAGTTCGCGCGGATTAGATGGGCCTCGGCCTCTCGTCGTGCGACGAGGCCCGGTAGTGGTCGGCCGCCACCGTAGACCCAGCGCCGCAGCTCGCGCGCTGCGGCCTCCCAGTCCCGCTCGTTGATCCGCCGTCGCAGCGCCGAAGTCTGTAGTCGCCCTGCTCCGAGGTTAAAGGTGAAGTCCACGATGGCCGCGAGCCGGTTCTCGGGCTCCGTAGCCAGCACCGGGCAGTAGCGCAACGTGGCGGCGAGCGCCACCTTCAGATCCTGGGCGAGGTAGGCCTCCGCCTCGCCTTTCGTGATCGGCGGGTGCTTCGGATCGCACAGATGCCCGTAGCCGATCGTCGGATAGCCGGCCGGACAGATGTACGGATAGGCGCGGTTGGGATCGTGCTTGGGCACGCGGTGGAAGCCCTCAAAGCGCTTGGCCAACTCGATGGCCGCTTGCGGCACGGGGATCACGGCCGCACCCGGTCGAACACGCGGCCGAGGAACCAGAAGTTCAGCACCCCGGCCCACAGGGCCTGGTCGGCCTCGGTCCAGGCCGCCTGGATGGCGGGGATCCAGTCCGCCCCGGCCTCGATGGCACCCACGAAGGCGGCAGTCTTGGCCGCGCAGTACAGCGCCATGAACCAGTAGGTGATCACCGGACGGACGCTGCTGGACAGCGCATCGGCCCACTTCACGCCCGAGGGCCGCCCCTGCGCCGCAACCGCCTCGCGCAAGGCCTCGATGGCTCCGGTGTTCCATGCTGCGTCGGCCCCGGCGCCGATCTCGGCCATGCGCTGGGCGCCGCGCAGCTTCTCGAACTCCAAGGCCTTGTCCTGCATGGCGAGTTCATGGCTGCGCTCGCCCTTGCGGTCCAGCCACTTGAGAACCTCGGGCGCCAAGCGGAAGGCTCCGCCGAGGAGGCCGCCGAGCAAGGTCTCGATCACTGGCCACCTCCCACCAGCTTCAGCTTGATCGCGGCCCCGACCAGCAGGGCGGCGAGGATGGCGGTCGTGACCACCTTGATGGTGGTCTGCCACGCGGTGCGGCGCGCGTCACGCCAGGCTTCCAGCAGATCGCGCAGCTCGCGGAGGTCGCGTGCGGCGTGGCCGTTCTCCAGGCCGAGGTGGGCGAGTACACGCTCGGCTCCGCGCTCGGCGGCGCGGTCGAGCAGGTCGTCGAAGTCCTCGCGGCGCAGGAGCAGCATGTTCTCGACGAGGGCGGGGGCTTGGGTCGGTTCAGTCATGGGCGGTCTCCAAAAACGACGAACCCGCCACGCGGGCGGGTTCGGGGGTGACGGACGCGGTGCGGGGTCAGACGGGAACGCCGGCGCTCCAGCCAGAGGATTTGTAGACGGCGAGCCTGTCCTCGGCGGCNATNNAGGCGAGCCAGCCGACNTTCGGCNCGTGGTACTCCCAGGCGCCNGCGANCCACACNGCGATCTGGTCGGTCCTGCCGGCCCAGGCGCCGGTGGCNCCAGCCGGCACGATGTAGCGATCNCCTTCGGCGGGGCTGGCAGGCGGCGTGGTCGTGGTGCGGCTCGTCACCGACAGGCCCACGACGGCGCCCAGGCGCTTCAGGTTCGCGTCCATCCCGGCGTGCCAGCCGGACTCGCCCAGCGTCCAGCCGTAGGCGAGGCCCAGGTTCGGATCGAGCTGTGGCATGGGTTCAACTCCTCTCAAGGTGGGTCATCGCCCGCCGGTCAGGCAGAGCGCGGCGGTGGTGTTGGTTCGGGTGCTGCCGCCAGTGGCGCCCGACGAGGGGCAGGTGCAGCACGCTGCCCTGCCTGGCCACGAGGCGGGTGAGCAGCCAGTCGGCGTCGGCGTCGAGATCGGCGATGCGTGTCAGCACCGGATCGACGGCGCTTCGGCGCATCACGATCAGGCCGTGGACATGGCTGGCCGAATGGGCGTGTTGGAAGGCGCTGTAGGCCAGTCGCCGCACGCCGAGGCTGTCGCCGTGCTCGTCGATCAGGGCCTCGTCGGTGTAGGCGAGCACCGCGGAGGGACAGGCATCGAGCGCATCGGCCAGGGGCGCGAAGGCGTGGGCCTCGTAGCGGTCGTCGGGATCGACGAAGGACACGAGCGGCAAGGTCCCTCGCGCGAAGCCCGCCGCGCGGGACTGCCCGACACGCCCCGGGAGGCCGGGCAGTAGGTGCAGGCGGATCGGCGCGCCGGCGATGCTCGCCAGGCATTCCTCGCGCCAGTGCCCGGGCTCGTCGAGGGTGAGCAGGTGCACGTCGATGCGCGGCTGCGGGTGCAGGTCGAGCGGCGTCTCCATCACACCCCGCCCCAGTACTGCCCCCAGCGCAAGCCGTAGCCGGCGCGCTCGACGGTGCGCACCTGTGCCTGCCAGCTCACGAGCCCGTCGCGCTCGGCCTCGATCTCGACGGTGACGCGGTCGCCTGCGACGCCGGCGTCCAGGGCGGCGCTGGCCACGTCCCAGGTCCAGGCGTTGCCGGTGAGGCCGGTCTCGCTGCGCACCAGGGTGCCGTGGCGGTCACGCAGGCGCACGCGGTAGCTCGTGCCCGGCTCGGGGCCGATGTCGCCCTCGTCCTGACGCACGAGGTAGGCGGTCTGGAGTAGGCGGTCGCGGTGTGCCCAAGTCAGGATCAGGTCGCCGGCGACCACGGCGGGCTCGCGCTGGCCGTTGAGCCGCACTCGCCCCGGTGGGTACGGCCTCGCCTGGCGGCCCGCGAGCACGAGGGGCGCGCCGTTGGCGGCCAGCACCGCATCGCCATCGTCGCTGGCCGTGCGCGGGATGGCGGCGACGAAGACCGACTCGCCCGGCGCGCGCTCGGTGGTCTCGGCGGCCAGCCACTCGCCCACGCCCACCAGCCGGGTGCCGACCGGATGCATCTGTGGCGTGGTGTCGAGCACTCCGCGGGCGAGATCCACCGTGCCCGCGGCGGCATCGAAGGCGAGGATCGCCACGGCCTCGCGGATCGCACCAAGCGCATCGACCAGGTAGGCGTAGTCGCCGACCGCCAGGCGCTCGGGCTGGGCCAGCGCCGTCACCGGCACGGCCAACGCATCGGCTTCGGTGGCCGGCAGCGCCTGGCCGAGCGTGAGCAAGGGCGCGTAGTCCTCCGGGGCCACCGCCTCGAGCTCACCGCTCGCGGGCCCGGTGGCGAGCTGCCAGTTCAACTGCCCCGTGCCGCCCGCACAGGCCAGGGCCCCCACGTAGGTGTCGGTGTCGGTGAGGTAGTCGAGATCGGCCCGCGACAGCCGCCGCGCGAGTTCCCAGTACGGCACCTCGACCGCCAGCACCAGGGCGGGCGGCAGCGGCTCAATGGTCGGTTCTTCGGCGCGTGGTGGCGGCGGCGACAGCACGGTGTTGCTCATCCCGAACACATCTTCCACCGCTTCGATGCGCCACTCGGCTGCGCCCAGGGTGCCGGTGTCGATGCCGGTCACGCGCACCACCATGCGCTCGATGCCGAGGCGTGGCCAATGCAGCAGGAACACGTCCCCCGGCAGGGGCGGACGCTCCAGGGCGCCGGGGGCGACGGTGAGCGTCATGCGTGCCAGNGGCGAGCCGAGTGCGCGCAGGTCGCGCAGCGCCAGCCGCGCGGCCAGCGGACCAAAGTTNACGCCCGGATAGTCGCGCCGCTGGTTGATGACGCCNCCTTGCAGNTGGATCGCGGCGAGGTTNTNCACCGTGACGGTGGNNTCCTTGGCCGTCGCCCAGTCGGTGTAGACCACGGTGATCTCGTTGGGCAACTCGCCCCACTGCGCGCGCTCGAAGCGCTCCATGCGCACGATCTCGTCGGGGCCCAGAAGCGGCAGGCCCTCGATCCAGTAATCGTCGCGCAGNAGCTTGAGCTCGAAGCGGCCCCGTTCGGGGTCGAGGTAGAGGATGCCGCCGACGTGGTCGAGCACCTGGGCGATGAAGGCCTCGATCGGCTGCTGGCGCGTCCAGACNAGGTTCAGGCCGAAGCCTTCGGCNTCGAGCGCCCAGGCCGCGTTCCAGAAGCTTGCGCCGAGGGTGGACGGCGNATAGCCCATGCCCCAGTGCGGGTCGGTGAGGCACTGCACCAGGATGTGCGCCGGGTTCATGCCGACGGTGAGANNGGTGCCGGTGTCGGCATCCCAG